GCTTGCTCCCCGGCCGGCATGGAATAGCGCTCCATCCTTGATCTACCAGAGTTGCCCCGACGCGGGAGTACGGTGATCCGATGTCGATTTTCGGTAGTGGCGTCATGCTGCGCTCCGGTGAGATGACATTTTCGGCGTGACTATTGAGTGCCACTCCAGGTGGCACTTCCTGCAGAGATACCCTGTGGGCCAATCATCAGCGTCCTCGAAAAGGTGAACAGGCGCCCAATGATGCCTTTCTGACCCCTCCTCGCTACCGCACCGTTCGCATGGTATGACATCGTGATTGGTGAGGAGCGGTATTCTAGATTCATCTAGGCCCTCAACCTGGCTGTATGGGAAGTTTGCGCCCTTTCCGCCGCACTCGAGGCAATAAGCCTTGTACTGAATGGAGCCATTAGAGCACCTTATCTTTCCGAGAGCGGCGATCTCGATCGTGCCGGAACAGCGATACCGGTGCTGCGGCCTTCTGTTCCATTCGAGATCACTTACGTTTGTCGTGTATGGATCGGCCATGCTGTCTCCCATCAAAACGGCGCCTCCCGAAGTGCTTCACGCACACCACGAGCACAGCCTTCCCATGCGGCACGCACCAATAAAAGCTGCATCAACTCGTCATAGTGAGCGAGTTCCGTGATGCCACCGTTGGCCGCAATCCACTCGCCCACCGCCTCGACGCCCGCCTCGAGCGCCTTCACTTCGTAAAGAGAAACCCTGTCCAACTTCGTCAGATCTCCTGCAGCGACCATGCAAGGCTTGCACATGAAGCCTGGGTCTTTGGTTCCCGGTGTTGTTCGACCGATGCCAAAGCTGAGCATCCCACAGCACTTGCATACTGTGGGGCTGCCTTGTGGATCGACCGTTGGGTTGAAGGGCAGAATGTTCTTGCCGGATAGTTTCACCATTAGGCCGCCCTCCCGAGCAAGTCACCGGCCGGAGACACGTTGTCGTTGGCGACATCAAACTTCCCGACCTGATTGCCCCACGATGACCAACCTGCCCAAGCCTGCCGCGCGAAGAGCTCGAGGTATGGGCCACCGACAAGCGCTTCGATGCGGCCATACTGCTCATCAGGCTTGCGGCTGTGCTCTCTTCTCGGTGCGCGAATGACAGAGCGAACGCCCCTGCTGAGGCGCGGCGGCTTGCCGCGTTTGAACAGATGGCAGATCTCAACTTCCTGGCGCGTCCAATAGCCCATGCCCATGCGGCCCTTGTCCCAGACAAAGGCGATGCTGACGGGTTTGAAGCCCCAAGCGGCAGCGACCTCGAAAGCCGGCTGCTGAAGGTGGCTGACCGTCCACATGAAGAGCAGACAATTGGGAGCGGCGACGTCGGCAATTGGGAGCGCCTTGATGTCGGCTAGCGACATGACGTCGTACGGCTGATCGCCTCTCGCCGGAGCGTGATCTCTCTTGGAATATGTGCGGAAGGCCCAGGGAGGATCGGCCAAAATCGCGCCGTATCTCCCCGCAGGTAGCGGGTTGTTCATCTTGTCTCCTCAGACTGTGGTGGTGTCCCGCGCGCCCGCGCGGGGTGGTGTTGGTGGTGGTGGATGGGTGGAGGCTACTGCGCGCTAGGGCGCGGCAGTGGGGCGGTTACGGATCTGGCGCGGTGACTAGCTTGAGAGCTGCCCGTATCGCTTCCGCTGACTTGCGGCTACGACTCGCGTTCGCCCGAGCATCGTTCGAAATACGAAGCTGGCGCATCGTAAAATCTGATCGATCTCCCGCGTGGAAAGCGTCAATGTGCGGCTGCAGCGCCTTAAGCAGCAAGGTCTCAGCGTAGTCAGAAGCCTCGTAGCCAGCGGCCAAACTCTCCAGTTCGTCGCGATGCTCCACCCTGAGCTCGAAGTCATCCACGCTCCATGGCCCGTGGTCCTCGCCAGTAAGCGCGGCCAGCTTCTCGCCGTCCGCCTCAAGAGCGGCTTGCATCTCCTTGTCGAACATCACGCCCTCACCGACAACGTAGCCTCACCCGTCTTAATCTCCGCACCCTTCACCTTTTTGCCAGCGTCCAGCGCGGCCTTAATCGCCGTCTTGTCTGGGCTGCTGACAACTTTTAAGAACTTCTTTGGGATGACCGCCTCATCGGTAATTTCCACCGAGTCGCGGCCCTTGGTGACCGAGATCGTTGCCTCGGTGAGCGGCGCCTTCTGCAGATCGGCCGCCTTCAACAGCTTGAGCATGAGGCCACGCATTGCGTCTTTGCGGCGTTCTGCTCGCTGGCGACGGGCAGACAGATCGTCCTGCCGCTGCTTAATGGCCGCCATCAGGCTATTGGCTTCCCGCTCGACGGTCAGTAGCCGCTCGAGCACGGCATGCAGGTTTGTCTCACCTTCAAGCATGTCGGCGCGCAGCTGCTCATCCTCGGCTAAGTCCGGATAAGCAACGAAGAGCGCATCGATCTCGGCCGCCAGGTTGGCGACGTCAGCTGCGAGGAATTGTTGTTGACGGTTGTCGTTGTCCGGTTTGGTCATGCTGCGACCTCGACAACGCGGTAGGCGACGATGCATTCGCGCTGCGGACGGTTGTGGTCCCACATCCATGCCCTCGCTGGGGCTGCTGCGTCGCCGGTGTCGAACCCCGCCTTGATTTGAACAAGGGTATCTTCGCTAACCGGCATATCCCCACCAGACCAATCGATCCAACCATCAGCGGCCCTAGCCGCAGCCTCTTCGGCCGCAGCAATCTCTGCATTGGTTGCCATGTTCTCAGGGTGGAAGCTTGCGACAAAGCCGGGATAGTAGTCATCTACGTTGTCGGTTCCGACCTCGAGTACAACGCGGCCAGTTACGGCGTCTACAAGCTCAAGGACGTTGTCCTCTTGCCCGTATTCGCTCTTGGTCCGATGCTTCCCGATAACGTCTACTGCTGGGAATACGTTAATCATGTTCGCATCGTTGGAAACTGTCAGCGTGCGCATGCAACTGCGGTAGCCATCCGATGGATCTTCAATGGCGACATATACGATACCATCAAGTCGAAAACGGCAGACGGACGATTCCTCGTACCTTTCGCCGTAGGTTTCCTTGATCTGCTCGTTTTCGAAATCTACGGCGTCCAATCTTCTCGCGCCGACGAGGTCGGTTAACTCGGTCATATTCAGTCTCCTCTGTGGTGTGGTGGTAGTGACCGCCGTTAGGCGGCCACCCTCTCGTCGGCCTTCCATTCATTGAAGGCTTCAAGGATCGCGTCGCAGCGCTTGCGGTCGCGTGCGTTGGTTTCGTACTTGCTCACCGCAGACTGGGCCATGTAGTCGTAGTTTACGAGGGCTGCTGCAACTTCTGCGCCGGTCTTCGGCTCGGCCTTAATGAGGCGAAGCGCCCAAGTGTGAGCCTGATACTTATCGTAGGAAAACCATGCGTTGAGTGGAAATACCTTGCGAGCAAGCGCCGTATTGCGGGCGTTCTTAACGCTTGCGAATACTTCAAAGCGGGTAGGCTCGTTTGTCTTCGTCTGGTTTTCCATATCAGTCTCCTCTGTGGTGGTGCATTTGGTATCGCCAACTTGGTGTAAATCTACAAATTTGTCAAGCGCGGTTAGCAGGAAATCAGAACGGCACTTCGTCAGACATTTCCCATTCCCAACTATTGTCGTTGGCTGGCGCCTGCACCCGATCGACCCGCTCGCCTACGACATGACTAACAACGTCCCAGTACTTGTCGCGCGGCTTGACCATGATTTCGACAGTCTCCTTTAGCTCGTCCTGCCGCTGCAGCCATTCAATCGGCGTTTTAGGCATAGGTCGCTGCCCTCCATGTGCCAGCCAGTAGCGGTCGGCCTTCGTCTTGGCGAAGCCCTTATGCGCCGGGCAGACCCACTCGGATATGGCCTTGAAGCCGCACAAGTAGCTAATCTTGACGCTATCAGGCTTTCCGCCCTTGCCGGGATGCACGAGAAATGTGCGGCTGGACACGGTGCGACTCTCGGGTTCGACGGTCGTCATAATTGGCACGTCTGCAGCCTGCGCCGTGATCTTCGGGCTGTCATCGATGTCAAACTCAAAGCCACAGCAATGGCACACGCGCGCCGATGCATGCAGCTTTTCGCCGCAACCGGGGCGCCCGTGCTTGTCGAAACCCTCTTGCGGGCAGAGCTTGATTGGCGCCTCGCCTTCGCCCTTCCCCGGCGTTTTAGGTTGCACCATGTCCACCGGCCCGTGTTTGTCGACCAGCCCGGCAAAATCCAGCACGAGGCAGGTCGGCTTCGGCCCGGCCTTGATTGCGGCCTGTCGTTGCTCTGGCGTTTCAAGCGGCATGCCTGGCGCGTAAAGCACGCGGGTGCCGCGGCCCATCATCTGGACGTAGAGCGACACGGAAAGCGTCGGACGGAGGGCTGCGATCAGGTCCACGCCCTTATGATTGAATCCGGTTGTGAGTACCGAATTGTTCGTAAGTGCGCGGATCCGGTAGTTCTTGAAGTCCTCGATGATGCGGCGACGCTCCTCCTTGGGTGTCTCGCCGGTGATCATTTCGCAGGTGACGCCGCGCGAGCGGATCTCATCGCGAACGTGCTCGGCGTGCTCAACGCCCGAGCAGAAGCAAAGCCACGAGCGGCGATCGGCACCCTTGGCCACGATCTCATCGACCGCGGAGCGCGTCACATCCAACTTGTCGACGGCGGCTTGTAGTGCCGATTGCTTGTAGTCGCCACCGAGTCGACCGACACCCTTCATGTCGAAGGTAGTGGCTGTCGCCTTGGACGATAGCGGCGTGAGGTAGCCGTCGCGGACGCCATCGCCGATGCCATATGTGTAGACAACCTGATCGAAAAGGCGATCGTCGCCCTCGTCCAGCCTGCCGCTATCGAGCCGATAAGGCGTCGCGGTGAGGCCAAGGATCTTCAGATCCGGATTGATCTCGCGCAGCGCAGCGATGAACCGGCCATACATGGTATTGCTGTTGGCCGGTATCAGATGGCACTCGTCGACCATCAGGACGTCAATGTGGCCGATCTGCGCCGCCTTGTTGTGCACGGTCTGGATGCCGGCGAATACAATCTGGCTGCGCGCGTCACGTCGGCCGAGGCCAGCCGAATAGATACCGGCAGGTGCGAATGGCCAGATGCCAACGAGCTCGAGATAATTTTGTTCGATTAGCTCCGCTACATGAGTAGCTACTAAGATACGCATGTCCGGCCAGCCCTCGACGAGCCGCTTGATAAGCGACGCCATGACGAGGGACTTGCCGCAGCCCGTGGCAAGATCCACGAGCGGATTGCCTGAATTGTTTGACCAGTAGTCGAATACCGACCATTCGGCCTCTTTTTGGTAGGGGCGAAGCTGGAGCATCAGGCCGCCCTCGCCTTCAAGCGTTTGCGCTGTTGCATCTCGATTTGCCGGACGCGCTCTTTGGAGATGCCGTAGTCGGCGCCTATGTCGCCGAGGGTGTCATCAGTCATTGCGCGCCGAAGAAGGATTCCACCTTCGCGAGTGTTCATGGCATCAAGCGTCTGGGATAGTTCCACATGGTCAAGTTGCGATGGCTCTTCTACGAAAATCATGTGGTCTTCCATCGGCACGAAATTGATGTGCTTCGCACGGACAGCACGTTTTGTTGCCGCATTTTTAAGGATTCCGCGCATCTGCCAGATGAGCCAATTGTACATGCCGCCGTCTTCACGGTAGTTCGTCCAGTGCTCAAGCGCGTACATGATGGTGTCTGTGACTAGATCGTCCCGATACTCCATCGGTACCTTGCGGGCGGCAAACTTGCGCAGCCCCGGCACATACGCCATCACGCGGGCGTCGAACTCCGGCGGGCGGTTGTCGTTAGCAGCGTGGCTCATGCTGCGGCCCTCAGATGCGCGCGCTCGCGCTCGACCAGTTGCCGTGCTCGCTCACGCCCTACCCCACTTTCGCGGCCGATCTCGGCCAGGCTGTCGCCCATCGCGTGCCGGATGAGAAAATCGCTGTCGCGCGTGCCGGACAGGCTGCGGACTGCTGCAGACAGATCCGCATAGTCTTCCTGATTGGCTTCGACTGACGGCGAATGAAAGTCGCGGAACTCCACATGGCGGCCGGATCTCTTCTTTGTGGCGTGCCGGATCTTGTCGAGCGCATTGACGCCACGCGCGGCAGTCCACACCCACGTCGCAAAACGATACGTGCCGCTCTCGCCCGAACTGCGGAAGAGGGAGACACAAACGTCTTGCACGAAGTCTTCGACATCCTTGACGCCGAGGCGATAGGCAATCTTTCGGATCAACGGTAGGTGGTTGATAACTTGCCGGTCGTACTCGGCGGGTCGGGTGGCTGTCATGGGGTTTCTCCTCTTATTGTGGTGTTTCAGTCAGCGGCGTTGGTGGCGCCGTCGATGTAGATGTCACCGGCAGGTGATTTGTATGTGATGGTCTCGTTTTCGGGATCGCAATCCACTTGTTCATAACCGACCAGCAGGGACGGCACGAAAAGATGGGCTGGGCAGCCAGCGTCCTGCTCGGTAAGGGACAAGGGCTTGCTCCACCGGGCACAATCCCACCCCGCATTGCCATCCATTAATGGCGTAGCATGCAGGCAAGTCCGGCAGTGCACACGCGCCCTCGTCTCTCCCCAGCAGACCTCAGCCTGCCGGCAGAGCTTGCCGCGGAAGTCATCGCGCTTGGTGCAGAGACGGCTGGGCGGCTCCGGCATGTTGATGATGCGCTCGATCCTGGCCACCGATCTGGCGGCAAACTCAAAATCGAAGTGGACGCGCTCGAAGTGCAGATCCTCGTCGTTCTTGTTCGACATCATGTAGTAGACGCGATCGAGGCCGAGCCCGAACATATAAAACTGGAAGGTGGCGTAGTGCTTCGGCATGCCGATCTTGACGCCATTCTTCTTCACCGGCTTGAAGTACTCGTCCTTGGCCGATTTGCACTCGACAACGTGCTCAGTGTTTGGCGCTTCCAACAAGCCAAGTGCGCGCCCGTCGATCTTGCCGCGCAAGTGGCCGCCTGCCGCGCGCACCTTGTCCTGCTCGCCCCAGACTTCAACGCCGACCATACGCAGCAAATCGAGAAGGCGTTCTTCCTCGATGTTGCCTCGCTCGAAAATGCGGCGCTTGCGCCAGTCGATGAACTCGGGCTTGGAAGCGCGCCGGAAGGCAAGCCAGATAGCTCGATCGCACTCGACGCCGATATCGCCGGCTGGCACGCCGACCGATTCCCAGTCGTCGTGGCCTTCTTCAAGGCGTTGCTGGACGGCTCGAAGGGTTGATGGGGTGGGCTTCGGGATGGGGACCATTATGCGGTTTCCCGATTGATGAGATCCTCCGCCGTGGCATCGCGCCAATGCGTAGTGGTGCCTTCATCGTAGTATCCGCTGCCGTTAAGGTCGTGGCAGTAGCTGCGCGAGAACTCAACCTGCAGAATGAGCTTGCCGCGCCAGTTCGTGCGGTAGCGGGTGCGTCCCGTAAGCTTCATACTTCCATCTCCTTCGTAAACAGGCACCGTGCCGGCCGATCAGGATCCTGCCGAAACGCCTTGCACCACGGCATGCCGTGCCGGATGACCAGGTCGGATGGAAGCTCGAAAAAAAGAGCGTTGTCGCAAACCTGACGGATGCTGCATTCGCCAGCGATTTCATTGCCAAACTCATCCTCCCAATTGCCGTCACCGTATCGGTTCAAGCAATGTCGGCACCAACTTGCCGCCAGTGCATCTAGCTCTTCGGCATTGGCGGGCCGCCACAGCCCGCCTTCTTGTCCAGAGCCGCCGGTCATACGCGCATCGGCATGAGTACGAGCGTCAGGGCCTCCGCGCCGCCAGTGACGACCGTCGGCGAGCCGCCATCACGCAAGGACAGCTTGACCTCACCAGAAGGCAGGACGGACAGCAGTTCGCGCAGGTAGGCGGCATTGAAGCCGATATCGACCGGCTCGCCGTTGCATTCGGCTGGCACTTCGTCTTCTGCGTCGCCGTTCTCAGGGTTGCTGACTGTGAGTTTGATCAAGCCAGGCGAGATGCTAAGCTTTACCGCCTTGCCGCGCTCACCGCTGATGGTGGCCACGCGATCGGAAGCCTTGAGCAACGCGTCGCGATCGACCGTGACGACGAGATCGTTGTCTTTGGGGATGACGCGCTCATAATCGGGGAACGTTCCATCGACCAGCTTTGAGACAAGGACGAAGTCACCGGCCACAACGCGAATCTTGGAATCCGACACAGACAGGTTAACCGTGCTTTTCGGGAGCACGCTTACTGTTTTGCGAGGTACGATGATGCCGGTGAAGCTGTCGAAAGTATCTTCGCCAACGTCTCGTACGTGTTTTGACAGTCTGTGCCCATCGGTAGCGACAGCAGTGAATTTCGAGCCGTCCCCCTTGAAGAACACGCCGTTTAAGTACCACCTGGTCTCTTCGGTAGAGATCGCGAATGTGGTCGGCGCGAAGAGTGCGGCCAGATCGATCTCGAAGGTAGCGTCATACTTCCCTTCCGCAAGATCGGGGAAGGTATCGGCCGGTAGTGTCTGCAGGCTGAACTTTGACTTTCCGCTGGTGACGACCAGCTTGCCGCCATCAAGCGACATGGTGACATCGCCGCCTGCTTTCTTAGCGATGTCGGCGAGCAACTTGGCGCTGACACAGATATCACCCTCGGCGGTGACCTCAGCGGGCGCCGCGTCGGTGGCCACAATATCGAGGTCAGTACCGGTCACACGCAACTGTCCTAGGACGGCGGACAGCTTGACGTTGGAAAGAATAGGGATGGTCGTGCGAGCCTCGACTACGCGGCCGACGTTAGTCAGCACGCGCGCGAGGTCTTGGCGGGCGATTGTTAACTTCATGGGGTCTCCTCTTGTGGTGTTGCCACATGGTGGTGGCCATGCGGCAGTGTGGTTCACTTCAGGTCGACGTCTGGGATGATAGTCGAAGGCTTGAAGATAACCTTGTAATGATAGGTGCTGACGCTCGCTGCATCGATCTGCTCAGCGAAGTACGTGACGTTGTCGGAGATGCCGAGGAAGTGCTTTTTGAACGTACTCGGACCGGTCTTGCAGGTGACCGTCACTTCCTTCGGCCCGTCGTTATTGCCCAACGAGCACAGACCCTCGATCGTGAGGATGTAGTCACCACTGATGCCGTTGTAGAAGACAATGCGTCGGTTGATTTGGAACATGTCTGCGGCCTGTGACAGGTTCCGCGAGGCAACGTTAGCGTCGCTGTCACATCCGGCCAACAAGGTAGCAGCAGCAAGCGCAGCCGCAATGATAATGCGTTTCATCCTGATCTCCTCTTGTGGTGGTACGGCGGGCCGCTGGTGACGACCCGCCAATGTTGGTTAGCGATGGCGGAAGAGAGCGAAGGCAATCGCCGCATACGACAGCATTATGCCGACCACAGTGACCGCTTCAGGCCATCCTTGGCACGACATCACTTCGATCCCCACGGCCTACGAGTAGCCGGAGCGCCACCTGCTGCCGCAGCCGGACGAGCAGCAGCCTGGCGGTTGTCGTTGGCAGGTGCTGGCTTAGCTGCAGCTGGCTGGTTGGCGTCGATCGACGGTTCCGGCACGTTGCCCTCGTCGGGATAGTGATACTTTTTAATTTCGGCACGTGCCGGATACTTGCCGTCCTTGCTTGGGCGGCCGAGACCGATGCGAGCCGAGAAGACACGGAAGTGAAGCTCTTCCGAGTCCTCCACGGAATCGACGCCGATGGCGCGGCAAAGGCTGGCAAACTGGCGCTGGCCAATTTCTTGAGCCTGCGGGTTTGAATTCTCGATGTTGTAGTTGTTGAAAAGCTTGCGGCCCTTATGCGATTCCGGAGCCACGACGATGAGCGTGGTCTTCAGGATGGTGCCGCTGCCAGTGCTGGTCGGAACGACGTCCGAGGCTTCGATCTCAAGCTGGTAGTCGCCGTTCGGGAGTTCTTCGTACTCGCCGCGCTGTTCTGTGTCGTGCTCGGTTGCGTTGAAAGTATTGCCAAGTCTGGCCATGCTAGTCTCCTTCTCTGTGGTGGTGGTCAGTTGGTGAGTGCGTAGTAGCGCCAAGCGCCACTACCGTAGGCGGTGTGTGCGCACTCGCGCATCACAAGTTCGAGCCAAGCCCATCGCTCGCCGGTGCGCGTGCGAACCTTGACCGGGAACCAGGCAAACCATTGTTCTTGGTGGAACATCACGCCGCCTCGTCTTCCTCCACCGGCGCATGCGGTGTGTAGAAGTATTTGGATAGCTCGGTGAAGCCCTTCCCTTTCTTGAATGGGATAGACGGCGGCATATTCAGGCGGTTCTTCGCGAGGAATCCGGTGCGCTCGTCGGTGTAGATGACGCGATCAGCGCCAGACATACCCTCCGCTTTGCTCTCCTTCTTGCCAAATCCCTTGTCGACCTGCTTGAGCGACGTGCGCTTGGTCATGAATAAGAGCGCGTCGCTCTTCTCCATAATGATGTCGGTGGCCCGGTCCTGAAGCTTTGGGCGGTAGCGATCGTACGAGTCGACGAGCGGATCGTTGAACGCCTTGACCTTGCTGTGCAGGATCTGGACGACATGGAGACCGGCGCGAGAGAGTGCTCGAACGGCATCCATGTATTCGAGCCAATCATTGTCGGCCTCGAGGTAGCCCTTCCCGAATGCGGTCGGAGAGCCCTTGTCGTTGCTGTCGATCGTGTCCCAGGTCATGCGGGCGCAGGTGTAGCTCCACACCATCTTCTCGAATGCATCCAGGCTGTCGACGATGACGGTCTTGAATTCGTGCTCCTGCGTCAGCAGGTGCTCGAATGCGTCCATCATTTCGTTGTAGTTTTCGATCTCGATCGACGGCACGTCGAGATCGACTGGCGTTTCCTCGCCTACCGTATGCAGGTAGATCGGCGCCGGAAACTCACCGGCGAGCGTGGTCTTGCCGACGCCACCGATGCCGTACAAGGCAATAACCGGCGGGGTCTTTCTCTTGCTCGACCTAAGCTTGTCAAAGACTGACATTTTCCCTCCTAAAAGAAATAGAGAACAGCAGCGACAAACGCCGCCGCGATAATTGCCGGCCACCAGCTATGCGGATTGGGCGGCCACATTCCGGCGGTGGAACCGCTGCCGAGCGGCGGGTCACTTGCCGTCGTAGGCATTGAGGTGATCCGCGATCCGGCTGCCGCCCCACACAGCGCCACCGACAACAGCCAGCGCTACGGCGGTCTGCCACGCATACGGCACGTAAAACAGCACCGCCAAAGCTACGGCTGCTGTGACGCCCGCAATGCTGGCGCGCTTGAGCACGTTGCGCTGCTTCCACTTGGTCGGTTTGTAGCTGGCCTCGCCGTCTAGGCGGGATACCGGCACGTAATCGACCGGTGGGCCTCTCCATGGTTCTGTCATGCTGCCTCCTTCAATGTGGTGATGGTGTCGTCGGTGGTCGTGTAGAGATCGACGTGAGCCAGGCTGATTGCTGCCTTGAGTGCGGCTAGCGCCTCGCGTTTGTCGGCGTCGGTGGCTGTGTCTGGCAGGTCGTCAAAGCGGGCCGCAGCATCGACGAGATACTGCGGAAGCTCTGGCTCTGTGGCGGTCATGCGGCCGACTGACGGGCCGCACGGTGATAGCTTACTGGTGCGGAAGAGCGCCAAGCGCCGTCGTCACCCTTCTTTGCAGTCCGGCGTGCTTCTGCCTTCTGTGCCGCGGTGCGGAAAGGCTTGCGGTTCAGCATGTTGAGCTTGCCGGTTCTGGTGTATGCAGTCTGGTGTGCGAGATGTGCGTTCACAATGGTCTCCTCTTTCCCCTACTGCTCCGGCAGTAGGGGTTGGTTGTGGTTGTTGGGTTGGTGGTGTGGTTAGGCGGCGATACGTGAGTGCGGTTCGCCTACGTCGATCCAGTGCTCTACCGCATCCTTGGCGCCCTTGAGCGTCATGCCGGTAAGGCGGCGGATAGCCTTAATCGCCTCGATCTTCTGCCCCTTCATGGCCAGAGTCTGCCACTCATGGGCATACGTCGGAGCGGCGACGCGCTGGGTAGTAGTGAGGACGTAGACCCCGAAGTCCTGGCCTTTGTGCAGGCCGGCCAGTCGCTCTGCTTCCTTCTCGGCGCTTTCGACGGTGGCGTGAACGAAAGGACGATCGGACGGCTTCGGCTGGCCGTTCTCGATCAGGGCGACAATGGCTGTTGGTTGAGTGGTTGTGATAAGATCGAACCCATCGGCGGGCCAGTCGCCGAACACACCATACGGCTTGCCGCGGCCATCAAGCCACTCGATGTCGATCCGTTCGCCCTTGACGCCGCGTACTATTGCCCGCGTGCCGTCGGCCGAGTCCTTATCTCCAACCACATCACCCACCTTAAACTTGGCGGTCGCCGCGTTGTCGTTGCTCGCCGCGACTGCAACGACAGGCAGTGGTTCGAAATAAGCGGCATTATAATCGAGGATGCCATGCTGATCACCAGTGTAGACGCAGAACGTGTTTGGCGGATAGACCGTACCGTCTACCACTTCGTAAATCTTTCCGGCCGCAATAATCGCAGTGCTCTCAATGCAGCGCACGCGGTCGCCGACTTTTGGTTCCCACTTTGGTTCGACTAGTTCGATCTCGTTATCCGTCATGAACCAATCATAACCATCGCCGTCCGCCACATACGACCCGCTCTCGTCCACTTCAGCAACGACGTACTCCTGACCAGCTTTGAGGTCGCACCAGTCGACCAAGGCACGCACCCGATCCCCAACCTTAAACTTACCCATCAGTGAATCCCTCCCGCTTTCTTTGGAAACTGGACGACGTTGTCCTCCTCCGGCTTGTCTTCGCCCGGTATCCGAGCCGCTGGCTCGTCGTCGAAGTCAGGATCCGGCTCGAGCTCGACGTTTTCGAGCCATACCGACGTTAGCGTTGCACCCAGCCGCACCAGATATTCCTGATGCCAGTTGCGCTCGCCGATCACTTGGCCGGTAAGCAGGTGGTTCTGAACGAGGCGAACTCTGTCGCCGTAGTCGTGATAGAAGCGGCCGCAATCCTCGCACTGCTCGCTCATGCCGCCACCTGCATCATCTGCAGTTCGCGGTCGGAAAGTGGAACTTCGGCCGTTTCCAACGTCGGCGTGCGTCTCAACGAAACCGGCATTTCGCCGCTGACGGACGAGCAACCGCCGTTGTGCGGCATCATCTTGACGGTCTTGTTGTCGTTGGCTGCGACTGGCGGGCCGTTGCGAAGCGGTGCGCGCTGTCCGCCGAGGCGGAAGAACACGGCCTGGTGGCTGAGCCCTACGGCAAGCCCAATCTGGCGGAGAGACTGTCTCTGAGCTCTCAGCGCATGGATCTGGGCATCGATATCAATATCCATTTGATCTCCTCTGATGTGGTGGAACTTGTACTGCATCAGGGCGTTTGGTTGACGCCTTGACAAATTTGTCATATGCGGAAGGTCTAGTGTAAACATGCCCTCCTATGCAAGGTGTTATTGTGGCAGCTGCTCCGAAATCCGGAAAAACCCGCTTCGCCCAAATGCTCGCCAACGAGCAAGCCAGGCACGGCCTGACCGACCGCGAAGTAGCCGAGGCGCACGGCTGGCTGCAGCAAACGTTTAGCCGGTGGAAACTCGGCAGCCTGCCGCGCAAGCACATGTTTGCGTCCATTGCCGCCTTCCTGAACATCTCCACTGACATGGTGGAAGAACTCGTCGAGGAAGCGACCGAGAGCACTGGCAACACCAAGCTTTCCGCCGCATACGGCCCTGCCCGCGTTTACGGCAAGGTTGTTGACCGGAAGGAAGGCAAGTATGCCTTCGAGGCGTTCAACATGGGCCGCAAGCGCATTCCGGAAGGCCGCTACAGTATCCTGGTGGACACGCGCGTTATGGAGCCGGCGCTTCTGGTCGGTACGCGAGCGTGGGTCGATCCTTCCGTCTGGCCGCAGGTGGGCATGGAAGTGCTCGTGCATGCCAAGGGCGGAGCGGCTTGGATTGGCAAGCTGGTATCGCTGGCCGACCGCGCCGCTGAGATAGAGCGCTACGCCGCACCCGGTCGGGAGAAAATGACGGTTCGCGATGTTGAGGCTGTGCACGTCGTTGTCCTTTCCGAAAGAGTAGCCGCGTAGGGCTTGACAAATTTGTGGAATGTTTGGTAGACACTCCATGCCGTTGTGGTGACGGTATCGAAATCCAGAGTTTTACGGCCTGGCTGTGCCAAGTCTCCTCCTCTGAGATAGTAGGAACCATTTTCCCTGAACCGCTAAGCGAGTGGTGTCGACCTAACGGTCGGTTCGGGGAGTTTGGTTTTCTTATTGTTGGCGCCCTTGTTATTGGCCATCGGGCACGCGAAAAAGCGCCGTCCGGCGGGTAGCCAGAGGCGCTATTTTTATGTCGTGTTGTTTGTCGCCGTGTTTCTCATCATTTTCTCCGTAGCTTCTATAAAAGGAAAAGACGCCAAGGGTGTCCCCGGCGGCTTATGCTCCCCACGCCAAACCTTCATGTTTGGTCTAGGGAGCGCGCCCTACGCTATACATCAGGGCGGCCCTCTCTGGCATAGACGACGTCTTCTCGCGTCATCCATGCCAGTCTCAAATCTTCTTCTGCTGTGATCCGCCGCCTCCGTGGCGCCGTATCTTCTTGTGCTGCCTGCAAAGCCTAAAAATCTTCTTCTCGGTACAATCTCTTTGTCGTTCATGGCCTCGCCCTTTCTTTTTCTTGATACCCCAGCCGCGGGGCTATTTTGTTTTGGGCACTCCAACCGGCCCTGCGCTTTGTTGTGCGTCTTGTCTGCCGTTTGCGTGATTATCAGTATAGGTTATCGGATTATAGGTCAACAACTTTTTATTGCCGCTCAACACATAATCTGATAACTGATTGAAAAAACAAGGGACAAATCTCATGAGCAAGCTCTCCGACCGACTGACCGCACGAGCGGCAGAACTCGGAATCACGCAGACTATGTTGGCCGAGGAGGTCGGCATGTCTCAGCCAAGCATCAGTGATTTGTTCAATGGAGTCGTCTCATCCCCGCGCAAGTGGCGTGAGATAGCCAAGGCACTGCAGATACCTGAAGATGAGATGCGGGAGCTCGTAAAGGACGCTTCCCGAGTTGAGGGCAAGTCTACTCGCCTGCCGCGGAGCGTTGCTCGATTGTCGCCAGAAGAGATCATCCGTATGAGCGACCAGGATAACCACCACGAGCCAAACGCGCGGGTCGATCCGAATATTCCAATTCCCTTCAACGTCAAGCCTGGCAGGATGATCCCGATCCTCGGCGAGGCCGTAGGCGGTGCGGGCGGCGAATATGAGTTCAATGGTCAGGTGCAGGATTGGATCGCCTGCCCGCCGTCGCTTGCTAACGTGCCGAACGCATACGCCGTATATGTTGACGGCGAGTCGATGTATCCCCGGTACAAGTCGGGAGAGACAGTCTACGTCCATCCGAGCAAGCCCGCTCGTCGAGGAGACGACGTGATTGTGCAGATAGCTCCAGAGGAAGACGGGAAGCCTCCTCACGGTTACGTCAAGGAGTTCGTTGGCTGGGCTGGAGATGAATTGATCCTTCGCCAGTACAACCCCGAATCGAAACTCAATTTCGATCGACGACGCGTTGTATCGGTTCATCCAATAGTACTAGCTGGCAAATATTGATCGATATGTGTTTTATAGGTTGACAGCCAAAAACCTATAACCTATAACTCTCCTCACCGCCACACCTACCAGGCGGGACACCACCAGAGGAGACTTCGATGTTTGACAGAAGAATCTTTGCCGCCGCTAGCGGATACGAAGACTATGCACCCGTAGCAACCTGCGCCGGCAGCGTAGAGCCTTTCCGCCGCGCCGATCATAAAGCCAAGAAGCATCCGAAGCCGCGCAAGATTGATTGCCGCGGTCGCTTTGCGTTGCGCCACCAGAAGCCTGGCCGCGTGCTGGCTGAGTTGGAGGTGGTGGAATGACCACCAAAAGCCCCTACGGCCTCGCGACGCCGCTGTCGTTCGAAGTCCACCAACTCAGCACCGGCCCGTCCGCCATC